TTGCCGCAGGGCCATTGAGCAGCGCGTTATCCTGGGAACCGGCGTAATTAAAGGACCAGTTAACACTGGCAAGATGAAAGTTACGTATAAGCAGATGGCAGATGGCACTTGGGTGCCTGATGTAACAGATAATAAGAGCCCAACTCTTGAGTGGGTTAATATCTGGCGCTTCTACCCGGACATGACTGTTACAGATTTCCGTGAATGTGCAGATGCTATTGAGCTACACCCAATGACTCCTCTAGAATTGTCCACATATCGCAAACATCCTGGCTTTGACAAGGAAGCAATCGATTCAATTCTCAAGGGAGAGGAAGGAATTGGTCAAGGCATCAAGCCTGAGATGTACAATGACAATTTTGAGGGCATCACCACTGCTATCTGGACTGGTTCTCCCTACCTATACCGCAATCGTTACCAAGTGCTTGAGTACCACGGTCCTGTAACATATGACGAGCTATGCAAGCTTGGCATTGAGCCCAACTATGATAGCCCTACCAACGAGTATTATGGGGAAGTTTGGGTCTGTTGCGGCAAAGTGATTCGTATGGAGCTTGAGAACATCGAAGGCTTCTACGAAACCCCTTATAGTGTGGCTGCATGGAAGCGTGATCCTAATTCTATCTTTGGTTATGGTCATCCGCTGCTTCTAGCTGACCCGCAGCGTGTAACTACTGCTGCCTATCATATGATTTTGGACAACGCCAGCCTAACCTCTGGTCCTCAGATTGCGATGTACAAGAAATACATCCAACCTGTTGATGGCTCTTACGATATTAGCCCTAACAAGGTGTGGTTGCTAACAGATCCTTCAGTTCCTGTAGACAACGCCATCAAGTTCTTCAACCCAACCAATGTTATTGCTAACATTATGCCTGTGCTGGAACTAGCACGTCAGTTTGGTGATGAAGAGAGTGCTACTTCACTAATGGCCGCAGGACTTCAGAGTCCTCAGAACGGTGAGACAGCTACAGGTCAGCTTCTTATGCAGCATAGCTCCACAACTCTGCTAGATTTCTTGGCAGAAGAGTGGGACGATCAAGTTACGGAGAAGGTTATCCGTCGTTTCCACGCTTGGAATATGCAATACAATCCTAAGCCGGAAATCAAGGGCGACTATGTAATTGATGTCAAGTCTGCTACGGAATATAAGAATAAGCAGATGTATATCAGGGATATGGAACGTCTTTCTATGGAAGCCTCCCAAAATCCTACAGTTGCTATGGCTATTAATATGGATGAACTAATCCAGGCTCGTCTAGCTATGATGCACCTACCTTCCAATCGTATTGTCAAGAGTAAGGAAGAGTTTGTAGCTGCACAACAGGCCCAGTCTCAACAACCAGATCCTGCCATGATTGAACTACAGATTAGGCAGAAGGAAGTGGAGCAAGCAGATCGTAAGCTAGCTCTAGAAGAACAGCGTATGCAGTTTGAGATGCAACAGCAGCAGCAGCGCGAACAGTGGGAACACGAGGAGAAGATGGGTTCCAACCGTGCACGTGAGATTGAGGCACAAGCTTCTGTACTACGCGAACAAACTGTACAGAAAACTGAGATGATTAAGCTAGCAGCTAAGGGTGAACAGTTTGCTGCACAACTAGCTAATGATAGGGAAATGCATGATCTTGATAAACGTGCTTCTGTCTTCATGAAGAGCATGGAAGAAGAGCGTAAGAATAAAGAGATTGTGCTAACTGCTGAAGAGCTAGCAATGAAAGAACGTTTAGGCTCAGGTATCTAATATGATTGATATTAACTTCCAAGGATCTGACTGGGCTATTTTTACCACGTGGCTTCTAGATCAACAGCAAGATACATACAAGAGACTAGTTAGTATTAGTAATACAGAAGAAGAGACACAACGCTTAAGGGGACGGGCGCTGTTCATCGAACAGCTCCTTGATCTTCGGAACAACCCAGCCGCATAAGCCGCTGAACGGAGCAACATAATTTATGACTGATGTAAAGACACCAACTACTGAGCTTGAACTAAACTCCCTTATGGGGGAAGCAATTAACAGCGGTAATATGGAAGAGCTAGACCGCCTAATGGCCGTCGAGCTACCTGAAGCCGAAGAAGTTCAAGAAGAGGCAGAGCCTCAAACCACTGAGCCAGAAGAAGGAACCTCAGTAGAGGTTAAAGAAGAAGCCGCACCTGATGTTAAGGAATCTGCCGCTTCGACGCCGGAAGTCGTGAAGACACAAGAGAGTGAGGCTGACACACTACGCCGAGAGCTACATCGTCTCAAGAGTGATGCTGGTCGTGTTCCCTTTATGCAATCACGAATGAAGGAACTTGAGCGCGAGCTACGCGAGGTTAAGCTTAGCCGCAACGTTGGAGTTGATCCAGCGGACCCAGAAAAACAAGTAGAAGTCCCATCTAACATCAAGCAACGCATTGAAGAACTCCGAGAAGTAGATCCGTCTCTAGCCACCCTCCTAGAGGATATGGCTAAGGCACTACGCTCCGAGACTCAAAGCACTGCTAAGCATGTCGTCACCTCTATCAATGATAGTGAGCGGGAAGTCGAAGAACAACGTACAGTGCAAGAGCAGTATCAGCAGTTGTTAGAAGAAGTTCCTTGGGCTCCACAAGCCTTCCAATCCCAAGAATGGAAGCAGTGGAAAGACTCTCTTCTACCAGGACAACGCGCAATGGCGGAGTCTACCTATGCTGGTGATGTTAAGATTGCCCTCAACGAGTTCGCTAGGGTCATGCAAGCAAGACAAGGAAGCGCGACAAGCGTACAACAAGTTTCCGCCGTCGTTGTAAACGAAGAAGCGGAGAAGGTTAAAAAAGATAGGGAGCGAAAGCTTGCCACAGGGACTACAAGTAAGAGTCCCACGGCTAAGACAGGTGCTCCAGTTCTAGATGAAGATGCTGCGTTCAGAGAATTCTACGAGCAGATTCAGAAAGACAACCACCTTAAGTAAGGAGTTTTAATATGAGTTTTAGTGGCGTTAATTATGGGGATATTTCCCCGCGTATTGGTCTATTCGCAGTTGCGAACTTCCTAGCCCACGCGCAACCCGAGCTGCTCCTAGAGCGTTTTGCTCAAGTGCAAGCTATTCCGAAGAACACCGGCCTGCTAATGAAGTGGCGCCGTTCCATCCCGTTCGATGCTGCGATGGAGGTCCTCACTGAGGGCATCACTCCGGCACCGATGGGTATCACCTATGAGGACGTTAGCACGGTTATTTCACAGTATGGTTCGTGGATTCCGTTCACCGACGTTATCATGGACACCCATGAGGATGACAACCTCAAGCAGATGACTCTGCTAGCTGGTGAGCAGGCGGCTCTAACCAAGGAACGTATTGTATGGAACACCCTAGTAGCTGGCACTAACGTAAACAAGTATCCCTTTTGGGAGATTGCGCTACTCGCTGCGTAAGCACGAGCTGACACTTCTAGTAATTTCCTGGGAACCCTAACCTTCTGTACCGGAAGTATGGCAACCAGAGGCAAGCAAGGAACCTAAATCATGTCTAAAAAACTACCTCCCAGCAGTGACGCTGTAAGTAACTTCTCCACAGTAAGCGAAGTAACATTAGCCTACTTAGCAGGAGTTCTAGATTCAGATGGTTGTATTACTATAAATAAGTATTTTAATCCAAAGCATCCTAACCGATCCCCACGATATGTACTTAATTTGATCGTAGTAAACACCAGCCTTAGACTCATGAATTGGCTAGCAGATAATTTTGGCGGTACTTTCAAGGAACGTAAGCAAATGAGCCCAGCTCACAAGCTAACCTACCACTGGCAGTACACAAACGCTAAAGCAGCCCATCTGCTGGAACTGGTGAAACCGCATCTTATCGAAAAATTTGATAGAGCTGCTAACGGAATTGAATTTATTCTCGGAGGAGAAGGATTCGTTAGAGCAGGAAACAAAGGAACATCTGAGCTAGAGTTAGAGCGAAGAGAAGTCCATTATCAAATTGGCAAGATGTTAAACCAGACTGGACCTGTGCAGCCGCAACGACTAAATCTAGAAGCTCCTGTTGGTTTACAGGATGATGCTATAGTCTGATCTGTAGGGAAACTTACAGAGGAGAATCCGAAGAGGTTCTCCCGCCACAGAAATGTGGTACGTAGGAATGTTAAAATAGTTTAGTGAACTATAACCGAAAGGGCCTTCCGAAAGTAACATAAATGAATCTACTCAGGTACTGCCGTACAGCGTGACCAGGTTATTGCCCCGATTGCTCTCGGTGATTTGCGTCAAGCCCAGCGTACCCTCAAGGTTGCTATGGCTAAGCCCATCACCAAGATGATTGATGCGTCTGTGAAGATTGCCACCCAACC